GTGACGGACTCTCCTTCTGAGAATCTATGAGCGGCCCCAAGGGTGGGGGTATACCGGCAAGAAATGCCTAGTATACTGGCTTGAAACTGGTATACCTCTTACATGGAAAACCCATCGCCACCATATAGTCTCAAGCAAATTGCGGAAGCCTTCAATGTCACAAAAGGTGCTGTGCAGAAGTGGGATAAGATAGGGCTGAACCGAAACTGGACCCTTGAAGAGATCCGTGCTTGGAAAACCACTCAAGACATAGCCAAGGCAAAACCCGCAAAGGAGAAGGTCAAAGAGGCAAAAATTGCCGATACGCTTAAACGACCTCATATCCTGCCCTCCCAAACTCCCGAACAGGCTAATGCCCCTTTGCTGACTCTAAGCGAAGCCCGTACAGAGAAACTCCGAAAAGAAGTACAGCGTCTCGACATTATGATCGCTCGAGACAAAGGGGAGCTTGTGCCTCGAGCAGAGGTCAGAGAGGCCGGAGTCAGCATAGGCGCTCTGCTATCCGCTGAAATTGCCGCGATGGTCAACGACCTTCCGGGGCAGTTGGCAGGCTTGGACGAGGTAGGCATTCGGGCCGGATTGCTTGCAAGGACAGATGCGCTTCTCGTTGCCATAAAGACTAAACTACTATGAACCCACTCGCTGAAGGCATCTCCGCCGGGATCGTTACCAGCTTCCAAGGCGATCCACTAGACTGGCTATCTGAACACATCCGTCTTCCGCACTCCGCTCGGTCACAGAGGTTCTCACCAGAGAACGCCCCTTGGTTGAATGATGTATTTCGCGCCGTGTGTAATGATCGCATAAAGCAAATTGTGGTTCGCGCCCCTACGGGAGGAGGTAAGACCACTCTCCTTGAGTTAGTGGTGCCTTGGATTGTTGCTCAACAGCCTGGGCCAATGATGCTGGTCGGCCAGACAGATGAGACTGCCTCTGACTGGGCTGAGTCTCGCTTGATGCCAATCCTAGAGGCTTGCCCTCCCGTAGCAAGGCTTTTCCCGCAAGACCGGCACAAGAAGCGCAAGACTGCGATTATGTTTCCGCACATGGCCCTGTTTATGTCAGGCGCCAATATGTCCTCCTTACAAGAAAAATCCATGCGGTACTGCTACGGGGATGAATGCTGGCGATGGGAGAATGGCATGATCGGTGAATTGAAGAAACGGCATCATGATAGGTGGAATAGAAAGACCATTCTTGTCAGCCAGGGAAGCAATACTAAAGACGATTTCGATAATGAATTCAATTCAGGTGAAATCAAGGAATGGGGTACTGAGTGCGAATCTTGCGGGCAATGGCACAAGTATCTCTGGACCTCGATTAAGTATGATGAATGCAAGACGCCAGAGGGGGAGTGGGATTGGACTGCGTTAGCCGCCACCGTCCGGCATGAATGTCCGCACTGTAGCTTTGTGACACTAGATACCACCCAAGGTCGTCGAGGCATGTCGAGCCGAGGACGCTATGAGACGGACCCGATAAATCAACCAATTGTCGGAAACGTTTCCTATACTTGGTCAGCTCAGAGTGTTTGGTGGATTTCATGGTCAGATATGGTCTTTGAGTGGATTAAGGCCAACGAGTCAAAAAGGCGAGGAGTAACAGAGCCTCTAAAGCAATTCCGACAAAAGCGTCTCGCGCAGTCTTGGTCTGATGAAGTCGAGCTGCCGCAGATGAACTTAACTGCCGGAGATTACTTTTTTGCGGATTACACAGACGGGCAACCGATTGATGGGGAGGTGAAACGCTTGATCGGCATTGACCGCCAGCGGGATCACTTCTGGATGGTAGCTCGAGCATTTAGAGCTGATGGCACCAGCAGGCTTATCTGGTCTGGGAAAATCCTCACTGTAGAAAGCATAAGAACGATCCAGCAAAGATTGAAAGTCCCCGACAAGTTGACTTTTATGGATGCTGGTTACGACACCGGGCTTACTTACTCGGACTGTGCAAAGTTCAATTGGACGGCTCTTCATGGTTCGGGACGCAGATCATTTACTCATGTGATCTTAAATAAGAATGTGGAAAGATTTTACTCGCCAGTAAAAGATGCACAAGCACCTAACGGTGCCAGGGCCCGGTATATTTTCTGGAGTAACGAAGGGGTTAAGGATCGACTTTCTGAGCTTCGCGCCATGGGCTCTCCAGTGTGGGAGTATCCCAAGGATGTGTCGCCGGATTACCTTAAACAGATCAACTCTGAAGTAAAGAGGGAAGTAATTGATAAGGCAACCAAGACAATCACAAGACGTTACGTTAAGATTCACAGAGACAACCATCTCTGGGATTGCGAGGCGGAGATCACTGCTGCCGCCTTGATGCTTGGGTTGCTGAAAAATACTAACATTGACGATGAAGATTTCGCTTGATCTGCTTTTTCTGGCGATGTATTCCTAGCGTTCAACCAAAAAGCGGACGTTTTTTGGGGCAATTGCCAGTCCCCGCACATAACGTGCATAGCGTCGGAAAGCGTAAAGTCTTTACTGAGTAAAGACTGGGGACTGGCTTTCTTTTGTTTACAAATCGGCCTTCTAGCATGAGGGCCTCCCGCCTAATCCTTTCCATTTTCCTCTCTCGGTCCACAGAGGAACTATACTCAATTCGCGACGGCAAGTTTGATCTTATCGTCCAAGGGCAGGGCATGATGATCTCCTCGGCGGTCAATGGATCGCAGTTTTCCTTTTATGCTGCCTCTATGCTTTCTCCATTGGAGGTTGCTCAGATGGCACAACTCGCGATTGATCATAAAGAAGCGGGTTGGTGTAGACCTACCACCAGAACAACCGTAAGATTCATGTAATGGGATTACTCGATAAGATTACTACGCTGTTCAAAGGGGGCAGTCTAAAGCCAAAAGCGGAATACAACCGCTACCAGAACATGCGCCTTATCGAAGGCGGATGGTGGGCAGAACGTCCTTATTGGCCTACACATAACCGTTCGCTTGACAAAGAGGTAACTCTTTCAGAATATCGCGTTCTGGTTAGTGCCTCAAACCGGCTTTACTATAATTATGGTGCGATTACGAACTGCGTTAATGCCTTTGCTCAATATTGTATTGGCAGTAGCTTTTCTCCTGTATTTCAGGGAGAAGACAAAGAGTGGGGAGCTTTAGCTGAGAAATGGTTACACGATGCACTTGAAATTGCCTACACAGATGGGACACCTTGGGCTCTTGGCCTTGTCCGAGAAATTATCATGCTCACCCGCGATGGTGACTGCGGGACTATCTTCACTGAAACTAAAAACGGATTTCCGCAATTGCAGCAAGTTGCTTGGCATCAAATTGCCTCCCGTGAAGGCACAGAAGTAGTTAAGGAAGGCAAATACAAAGGCTTGCCCCAGCACAATGGTGTAATCAAGAACCTTCAGGGCAGGCCGGTGGCTTATCGGCTAATGGGACCTCTTGAGGAGCAGGACCGAGATATCTCGGCTCAGAACATGCAGTTGACTATGGAATCCATTGCCCCGGATCAATCCCGAGGATTCCCTGCGTTCACTGCTGCCATACGAGATCTTCGTACCACTCTTTCTATCGGCAACAACATCCGCCAAGCAGCGGAACTTGCTAGCACTATCGGTCTGATTGTCCACAACGAGATGGGCATGGCTGATCCTCTCGATCCTGCCTATGCTCTCCAAGATGCTCCTCCAGTTGGACAAAGCGGTCTTCGCGTTGAAGAGCGTATGGGTGGCTCGATTCAATACTTCCGCGCCGGTGCTGGAGAAAAGCTTGAACAGCTTAAGAATGAGATTCCAACGGAAGCCACCGACAGATTGCTCGAACGGTTGCTGCGGAATGCCATGCTTGCCGGAGGATTCCCCCCAGAATTCTTCTGGAAGCCGGGTGAAGCTTCGGGTGCGAACTCCCGTATGGTTGTCGAACAGGTAAACCGCAAGATCGCCAGGACTCAGCACATTATGAAATCCGCCTGCAAACGCCGGATTGGATATTTTGTGTCCAAGGCCATTAAATTGGGCCAGCTTCCTCCCTACAAAGGCAAAGACGCCGGAGGATTCTTAAAGTGGACCTTCACTCGTCCTGCAATCCTCACCCTCGATCAAGGGTACGCCAATGGCGCGGCACTTGATGCTTACAGGGCTGGGTTGCGGACGATGACAGACATTGTAGGTGAAGGCGGGCATACTCTCGAGCAGCATTTGGATATGCGCGAGAAAGAGGGCCTTGCAATTAAGGAACGCATGGAGCGCTCTAAGCTTCCTCTCGAGTCCTTTGTAACTTTCACGCCTAACGGCAATTTGAATACGCAGCAGAACATCAAGCCATGAAATTAGTCCGCGTTCTATCTCGCATCAACATGCGTCCCTGGGCTATTGAGCCCGCCGGACAAGCAGCCATAGCGCAGTTGCTCAAGAATAAGATGGCTCGAGCAGACAGTGATGAGATTCCCGATCTCTCTGAATACGCCAACGAACGTAAGCCTATGTGGATTGATGGCAATGGCATTGCCCATATACACATTGAGGGCGTAATGGCCAAGGGTATTTCCAGGCTTGAAGCTATCTGCGGGGGGTACGACCTTGACTGGCTTGAATCGGACCTTAACGAGGCGAACGAGGCTGGCGTAAAGGGATGCTGGATTGAATTTGACACTCCCGGCGGAAGTTGCGAGGGCCTCGCTGAGTGCGCGGATATGATTTCCGAAATGGCACGCCGGATTCCCGTTGTTGCATGGACAGATCAGACTATTGCCAGCGCCGGATATTTCCTTGCTTCCTCTTGCACAAAGATTTATGCATCTCAGTCTTCTATGGTTGGCTCTATTGGCGTTATCATTGGCTGGATTGATTCTAGCGAGCAATGGTCTAGCCAAGGAATGAGCTGGGAGCCCGTTGTTAGCGGACCGCTCAAAGGTGCAGGCATGGGGCCATCTCTTACGGAAGCCCAGAGGGAAAGCCTTCAGCGTCTAGTGGATGACTCTTATGCTCTCTTCAAGAAGAACATCCTAAAGCATCGCCGAGTTCCGAATGAAGCAATGCAGGGAGAGCTTTATCTCGCAAGTCGCGCAGCCAGTTACAACCTCGTTGATTCTGCGACGTTGACAGAGCAACAAGCATTTGATAAATTGGTTTCGTTGTGTAGTTCATTGTAGTGTATTGTGTATTGTGTATCCATGTGAACGCCGCAGAGTTTAATCGCTCTGCGGCGTTTTTGTTTACATATGGCGCATAGGTATGGAACCCGCCACCCTCTCTGACGCTCTGTCTGCACTCGCAGCGGCCCGTACAGACTTATCTGCATTGGAAGCTCTTTCCAATGACCACAAAACCGTAGTGCAGGCACTTGCTGACACACAACGGGACAACAGCGCTTTGGTGCTGGCTGTTAAAGCTTTGCAAAACGAAAAGACTGATCTGGAAGCTTCGATTGAAGCCTTCAAAAAAGTTGAAGCGGACGCAAATGCAAGGGCTGTTGAAATCGTCGCTTCGATTGGTGTTGAACCTGTCGTTGTTGTCGCTGAAGCCGTCTCTGCAACTCAGACGCTAGCCGAACGCTTGGAAGGCGTTACAGATCCCCGCGTTCGCGGCCAGATCCGTCAGGATTTCCTCAACTCTAAAAACAAGTAATTTATGTCCAATCAATTAGGAACGCTAAATAGTGCGCTTATCCTCCAGGAAGCGCTTTCGTTGGTCTATACCATTCGTCCAGAACTTCGTGTAATCACGAAAGATCTCGACCCTATGGGGGCCCTTCAGAACCAGACAGTTATCACTCGTCTGAAAACCATCCCTACGGTGGTTAATGGCACTGATCCGATCCCTGATGTATCGACGACTGACGTGCCGGTGACGTTGTCCTACGACCGCAAGGTGGGTGCAACCTTTACGGCTGCCCAGCTCAATAGCACGAATCGTAATCTGATCCGTGAAATGGCCGAACCTATCGCTCGCGCAATGGCGAACGAAATGGTCGATTCTGTTGCCGCCCTTTGGACGACTAGCAACTTTGTAAACGAAACCGTTGAGCCCACGCCCGACTATTCGACTCTGGTGTCTCTCCGTAAAGAGCTTGTCTCTCGCGGTATTCACGGTGATCGCTTTGCGGCTGTGAGCCCCGGCGTCTATCAGCTCTTGCTGGAAGATCCTCGGTGCAATCGTTTCTACAAAGCATTCCTTGCTCCGGGCACTGATCCGATTGAGCAGGGTGAGCTTCTCCAGACTGCGGGTTTTGCTCGGATTTTTGAATATCCGAACATTCCCCTCAACAATCACATGATTGGGTTCGCAGGAACTTCCGAATCCGTGATTCTGGCCAGCCGTCCTCCGCTTGATCCTCGCGAAGCGTTTGGCGCTGGTGGCGTTCCCTTTCCGGGGAATTTTGAGATCATCTCTGACCCTGTCACCGGCATGTCTGCCGCTGCGGTTGAATGGATTGATCCGTCCACGCTCGCTATCCAGGTCTATCTGAAATGGATCTATGGTGTTGCAAAGGGCAATCCCGCCGCCGGTCAGCGCTTGGTTTCTGCCGCTAACTAATCAAATGGATCTGCACCTCACTATCTCGAGGACTGCACTGGGAGAGGTCAGGGTCGCTTATTGTGGCCCTGACCGCCTCGCGGCGCAGAATGCTTACGAGACTAATATCGAAGGTGCGGTTGTTGTTGAGTACATGCCTTATTTGGAGGCGCAACGCATCCGCAAGATTGCTAGGCCAGCAGCACCTCTTGCTGTTCAAGAACAGTCTAGCAAAAAGAAATGAGCTTTTTCTCCCAAATGTCGGCGGCATTCGACCAATCCGCCGCATTTGTGGGAAGGCCCTTTATTTATAAGGGCGTAACCTACACCGGCATCGTTAATTTCCTCAATACAAGCGAGGTCATTGATTACGGTGGGTTTCAGAGCCATTTAAGCGCAACCATCGCAGTAAACTGCAATTTGATGCCACAGCCCACAAAGGGAGATCGTCTTACCATTGATGGGATTGATCGCCGGGTTGTGAATGTCACGAATAACAACGGAGTGAGCTGGCATATTAGCCTAGAAGACGTTTCAAGATGATTGATGGGTTTTTATGTGAGGCAATCGCCGAGTCTTTAAGGACTGAATTTCCGAATGTTTATGTCGGAATTCCTCAAGATGATGGCCGGATCACAATGCCAGCAATCATCTTGCAGCTTCGCTCGGATTTTGTTGTCGGTTCCCCTTATGAGCGCGGGCATTTGACCGTAATGGTGTGCTCGCAAGCTGACGATACAGATCCTCACGCTCATTCTCAATTTGTTTACGATGTTAGCCAATTTATGAGGACTATCACCATTCAATCTGACGTTGTTCAGCTTTATGGGATTGTCACAAGCTCTGGTGACGAGGCTCATGCTGAACGTCATTGGCAAACCCCGCTTCTTTATATCGTAGGATTCGCACCTAAATCTTAATATTATGCCTCTTAATTTCGGAGCAGACGCACTGGGCTCAACGCCCCCAAGTGGATATCTTCAAGAGTCCTCACTCGAGGAAACTCAAGAACAAGCAACCATTCGCAATGCAGACGGACGCATTGTTGTTGCCATTGCTAAACCTCGTTCAATCATCACTACAAATTTGACTACAAAGGGAGAGGTTAGTTTTTTGAATGTTCCGATGGGTGATTTCGCAGGAAATACTCGTACGGCATCAAAGGTTTCCGAAACCAACGACGATTTTGCCGTCTCAACCGCAACCTATACTCTGTACAAATAATATGGCTACTTTTGGTATTACTCTGATTAGTCCAAGTGGAGTTGTTACTGAGTCTGTTGATGTTGAGAACAAAGCAGATTTTAAGCAATTGGTCGGAAGCGATGGCACTCATTATGGGGCTATTACTTATGACTACACCCAACCCTTTTCCGCAAAAGGCAAAGGCAATAACCCTTATGAAGTAGGTGTCGCAAGCAATCCTCCTGAAATAATGAGCGGAAAAATTTTTATCTCTAGCGCAAAAAAAACCACCAAGAATGATGATTGGGAAGGTTGGGAAATTAGCGGTGTCGGATATCCGCACGTTACTTAGTTTAAGCAAAGCCTTCTATTATGATCCAAGGCGAATCTTTCTTAACGCTTACAGACAACGAAGACCCAAGCAAAAGCACAAATACGGATTTGGTTTTTGCTTGGCACACTCTCGGAGGGGTTCTTGTCCCTCATACCTTTCAAAAGGTAATTGAAAACGAAAAGCTTCGAGTGTCATGGACCATTCAGATCAGCAAAAAGGCTGATATCAATGGGGAAATCTTGGACTTCATGGAGTTCCGAAAGAGATGGGATGACCTTGAATGGTGCAAGGCCAATGAGTGGCATCCCATCTCTATAATCCGAGCTTTTAGAGACAACAGTCGAGACGGCAAGCGCTGGGCTCGCCAGCAGGCTACTGGGGCCCTTAAACGCAAGGGCAATTCGATGTGCATCTGTTACCCAGATTCACCTGAGTGGCTTAAGAAAGAATTTGCCAGATTTATCTAACATGAACCCATTCCTATTATCGAATGAAACTATCGGTCCTTTGACGCTTCGTCCTTGGACGCTCACCACACAGAAAGCCATCATGGCTCTTGATGACTGCAAGTTCTCAGAGCTTGAGCAAATGGCCGCAATGGCATGGATGCAGGCTCAGGAACCTGAGGATGTTGAAAAGGCGGTCAATGACAAGAGCGCGGAAAAGAAGATCAAATCCTTTACGCGCAATTTTCCAATGGCGCTTGTTCAACCTATTGCTGAATGGTGCGACCGCCAGAACAAGATGGTTCAAAGCGGACAGATTGAAATTATCCCCAAGGGAGGAGCAGATCCCGCGCAGCCGGGAAACTAGATGGGCCAGAGTGGTGCGAGTCATTCGTGATCACTCTGGCCCGAGAAACGGGATGGTCTGAAGACTTCATTATGAGACGCGCCCCCTTAGCTCGATTGTTGCGGTATTATCATGCAGCAGCATGGAGCAACGGGGCATGGACGCGCAAGGTTGCCACTGAAGAGCAGAGGCAAGGAGTTGATGCGGTGCTGGCGCTAATTCCTCAACAAACGGAGGAATGTGATGAGTGACATTGCAGTCGATCTCTCCGCCAAAGGTCATACCGAGTTTTACTCAAACTTGGAAAAGATTATTGCCACGTCCAAAAAAGGCATGTGGTCAGTCGTCCACACGCATTTTAAGGGAGTTGTTAGAAACTTTCTGTCTATCACGCCCCCAATGGGCGGCACTCATCCCTCGCTGAAGTTTAACGCTAAGGGAGAACATACCGGCGCTGTTGACTATGCTGCTGGGCGAGAGGCTGGCAGAAAGACCATTCTTGCAGATATTAAGAAAGCTTTTTGGCAAATGGAACCCGGAAACGAGGTTCAACAAAAGCGCTGGAGCAATAGCGTGACCCAGCAGATGCTTTCTGAGCACCCTTTGCTCACTCTCAGGTGGTATTTATCTGTTCGCAATGACCGCAAAAGGATCAGAGGGGCCCCTAGAAGGCCCGCCACCAAGGTTCAGGTAGATTTTGTGCTGAAGTACCTATTAACGCGCCAGGGAAGCGTTGTGGCCGGATGGAAGAATGCAGCTCGATTCTTTAATCTTCCAATTCCTCGGTGGGACAACAAGTACGACGCTTCTCGCTCTAGGTTTAAAGTGGAAGCCGGAGAAGAAAATTATTACATCTACGCCGGAAACACGACAAACCACAGAGAGGCGAACAAGTTAAATCGCATGGGTGAAATTGCGATGAACATGCAGAACAATAACATGGCGCGAATACTGAAAGCTTTTGTAGAGACAGAAGCAAGGCGACGCGGATTCGTAACACGATAATATTATGGCAACTATTGAATTCTCCCTAAACGCGCACATTGCCGGATTTGTGGCAGGCATGAAAGCTGCCAAAGAAGCAATGCGAGATTTTATTGGAAGCTCTGGAACAAAAACTCCTTTTGAGAAAATAAATACAGATGTAAAAAATGTCTCTGCCGCATTTAGTAAAATGCAAGGGCAGGCTATGGGCGGCGATTTATTTGGAGCAGTCGCAACAGCATCTAATCTTTCTAAAAGCATTATTCCAGAAATGGGTGCGGTAGGCATTGCAATTGCAAGCATAGGAATTGCTGCCACGGGAGCCGCCGGGGCAATGTATGGAATGTGGAATGCAATGAGCAGGTCCAAAGAAATTACTGCAATGGCAGAGGCAAGTGGAATGACCATTGTGCAGTTTATGGGGCTCGAGCAAGCCTTTCACAGGGCAGGGCTAGCCCTTGATGAAGCACCTCCCCTAATATCTCATTTTACAGAAGCATTAATGTCGCTCGGTGATCCAATGAGCAAAGCCACCTATGCATTTGCTCAACTAGGGCTTAATGCTAATGATTTTAATGGCAGAACAAATGCCGAATCTCTTGATATTTTTGCAAAGGCATTAGATCGCACAACTGATAAAACAAAAAAGCTACTAGCTGCAAATGCGGCGTTTTCTGAACGTCGAGGAGGCCGAATGATACAGGCACTTCAAGGCGGAGCATTGCAAGAGTCCATGCAGAATGTTTCTCCAGTTTCTGGTGTATTTGAAAGATCTGGGGAAGCCTTTAATAAATTTCAAAGTTCAATTGAAAAGCTGCTAGGAACCTTTATGACATTTTTTGCCGGTATGGCAGAAGTGTTTGTTGAGAATTTTGGAGGGATTATTGAGAAGATTTCCAAGATTGATCTTTCTGAAGATGGCAGAACTTTTGCGCAGTATATTGTGACTGCATTTGAGCTTGCTAAACCCATTTTTTCTTTTCTCAAGTTTATATTTGATGAATTACTTGTGGTGCTTAACACAGTAATGCTAATCATGTCCCCTTGGGCAGCAATTGTAGACGCTTTTAGAACTGCTGTTCTTGGGGAAAAAACAGTATTTACAAGCTCCGAGTTTTCAGGTGGAAGCAAGGGCACATTTGAAACACCGTCTTCTCCTGATATTGGAAAGCTCGACATCAAATTCTCCCCAATGGAGGTCATTCACCCCATCGTGGATAGCCTCACCCGGATAGGCGGAGGAGGAGGATCAGCCGTGAATTCTGTGGACATTCAGCGTGATCAATTGGATGTTCTCAGGCGTATTTCTGACAGTGTCAGCAATTTTTCGAGAAACATTAACGCAGACTTGACCCCAAAGCTTCCTACTATTTATGGAAGCGGCGGATCTGTAGGAACTTGGTAACATTATGCCAGTCGAAACTAAATTTGAAGAGACGAAGGATATGCAACGTGTGATCATGCACACGTATACATATCAAGAGACTAGTGATTTTGAGGCTTCTCCAACATGCCGTTCTTATCGAAAAGAGCACGTTGATGGCATCTGGACCATCGTCGAAGAGTTTATTGTTGATCAAGGCTCTGCTCAATGGAACGTAGATGGAACCACAAGCACAGAACCGCTTGAGTCAAATTTGATATTCACATCAGTTCCTGAAAGTATTAGAAAGCTTTGGTTTGCATGGAAAAGAAATACTCAATCTCCAAGCCTTGCAAAAGCTGTTTCTTTATCGGAAGGTGCATGGTGGGATCCTGCTGTTGATGGCGTAAAAGACTCTGCGTTTTTGGCGTTTTATAAACGCTGGACTATCGGCATGGATAGCTATCTTGCGCCAAGAATTGTTCTTCGCATGAACGAGCTTGAGGATGGGCCGCCAACGCAAACAAAAGTGGGTAAAATTGAAGATCCTTTATCTAAAATGCAAACAGCTCCAGCAATTCCAGCCGGAGTGACATTCATTCTTACTGCCGCCAGAGGCATTCAAGAAGGCGATAAGTGGAGAAATACCTATGAATGGCTTGGGTCCAGTTCTACTTCAGGGGTAAATGCTGCCGGGACAAATGGTTGGGATACTTTAGTTTATTCTTAAATGCTTCCTCTAAATTTTAGTCGCGGGACTCCAATAACGGCAGAGCATCTTAACTCGCTTGTTAATGAGATTAGAAGTAACTCGTTAACCTCGGGCATGGGATACATTCTTAATAAGACGCCTAATGGAACAAGCTTAAGTATTCCTCAGCCATCTGGTGGTGGAGGTGGCGGAGGCGGAGGTGCTGCAATTGCTTGTCCTTTTGAAGTTACGGATGTATCTGAGCCTGGGCAATCGGGGCAATTGACTTTAAAGCTAAATGTAAAATGTGAACTTGTCCGCGCATACAATATTTGGCCCACAGGGACAAGCGAAGAACATCCCAATCATGTAATCGTAGATCTTCCTGTCGAGGCGGGGTGGTATGGCATTTATTTGTGGATCGAATTAGATCAAGAAGGAAATCTTACCAAAACAAATGGCGTAGATTTCCAGCCTGACGTGGTGTGGCGAGATAATTGGGTTGAGTCTACTTCGACAGATTTGTTTGTCTATTTGGGCGGCGTGACATTAAGTGCTGATACTGAAAGCCATATTTATGTCTCGAACATAGAAAATGCTTGTCCAGTCATTCAAAGACCGACTCTTCCGGCTTGTCCATTCTTGGTAGAGCCATCCTTAAAGATTCTAGAGACTGGGTTAAATATTCAGATTCGCAGTGGGAAAATTAACGGAAATTACCCGACAGGAATGGATTCCATCAATACCTACTTAATGGTATTGGGAGACTCCACAAATTACCGGTACATTTACTGTGTAATGGTCGTAAAGGATGGAGTCATTCAGACTGGGCCGAATGACGTTACTTTTGGGGATTATGAACAGATGCAAGAATCTACGAGCACTCTTGCATACTTTTTAGTGGCAGAAGTTCAGACAGGCTATGACGCACAAAGCGATCTCGTTGTTGAGTATGTTTATAACTACTGCACCGTTCCATTCACATTTCCAATTTCCTATTGTCCGTTCAGGCTAACCAACGTTAGTTCTCCTACGGCAATGTATTTGGAGGTTCAGTTTGGTTATGTAAATGGAGATCGTATTCCCGATGGAATGCCTACACCTCCAGCTACAACGCCACCTTTGATTTTAACTGTGACGGCGGATTGTTTTGTGTATTGCGCCATTACTTACGATTCAAACTTTAACGTGCCTTATACTGGCGGGATCGTATTTTCAACCTCAAGCACAGTAAAAACCAACACTGCAACCATACAATATGTTCTTGTAGGAACGGTAAAAGTTATTGATGGCAGAATTGATTCGATTTCAAATGTATGCTCTCCAATTAACTTTGATGCGTGTTCTTTAAAATTTGATCTTATTCCATAATGAATTGCTATCAATTTACTGCAATTGATGGAATGAAGCTTAAGTTTAAAGTTGAAGCTAACCCAGATCAATATCTGCAAATCGCTGGAGAACAAATAAATACATCTATTCGGCCAACTACAGAAAACTGTTTAAGATATAAATGTTGGAGTCAGTACAAAACACAAAATCCATGCAGCAAATCAGAATGGGACAAACTTGCAATAAGATTTAATCATACTTGTTTTAGATTTATTCTTTCTCATGTTCCAGAATACGACGATCTTGGGATTGAAGATCAATTTGGTACAAAATATTATGTAACGTTTAGGCCTTCTTTATGGTATGAAAAAATAATGCTTTTTTTTAAACCGTGGAACTCATCTGATCAATATTATGAAAAAGGATTACAAATTTATAATTGGAAAAAAACACAGCCACTGGGGATAAAAGCTCGATTGTCTTTGTATGAAGTAAATGCGGGATATGTTACTTCGTGGATGATTGATACGCTTGATGAGGCAACTGCCGAAAACTTTTTAGCAAAAGTAACAATGAACGTCACATTTCTATGATCCCAAGATGGCTGTCAACAAAACGGCATGATATTTGCCGAAAATGTGAGCTTGAAAAGTCATGCAAAGACAAATTCACGCTTCTTCAGCCTGAGCCTCAATGCAGCTTATCAAAGCTTCCCTCCTTGAGTGATGAGCTTGTTTGGGCCAAGGCTTGGCCTCAAGAAGCTCAGGCAATCTCCGGGTGCTGTGATTCAGCGCTCAACTATTAGTTTACAAACTACCCTCTAAGTATGACCCCCGCACGGACCGCTCAAACCATCGTGAGAGGCGCAGACTATGCGCTTGGGTTTCAGCGTACCGAAAATTCTACCCCCGTATCACTGGAAGGGGATGAGTTTGATTGTTTGTTGATTTCTTCTTCTGGGACGGTTTTGACTCATCCAGTTATTGGATATGTCGATGAAATGCAGCGTTGTATTCAAATTTCTCACACAGTTACTGCAACATTGGCCGCACAGACTGCCCGGATGGAACTTTGGGTCACAAGGATCGTCGATGGGTTTCGCTATATGATTTTAACCGCTAGGATGACAATTGTATGAGTTGTGCGAATGAATGCGGAACTGCCGCAATTGAACTGTTTCAAGGTATTCCGGGCATTCAAGGCCCCGTAGGGCCACAGGGCCCTCAGGGTTCTCCTGGCGACTTAACAGCGCTTCATGGGGATGTTATTTTGTCTGTTGATCAACAGGGTTCTGTTGCAACTGTGACCGGCATTCAGACCATCCCAGTTTCTGAAGTGCATCCTACGGGCACTCAATTTCTCCAGTACAACGGCATTCGTTGGACTCCAACCACATTTGACGCAGGCACCTATTAGTTATGAGCAATCCGATCATTCCAAAACGCAACATCGTTGCAACTTCTCAGCTTGCTCCGCTTAATGGAGATCTTCAGCTTGCCGAGCTTGCCGTTAATACCGCGACCAATAAGGTTTTCCTAAAAGGAAACGCTGGGGTTTACGAAGTTGCGTCTGACAAGGTTGCCACGTCTCAGCTAACCACTGCAAAAGTAGCTGGTGGCGTTCCCGTGCTCGATGGTAACGGGTATTTGTCCACAGCCCAGATTGCTGCGCTTAACACAACTCAACTCGCGTGCCTTACGACTGGGGCTCTTGCCAACCTGGTGCCGCAACTCGGAAGTGATGGGAAAATCTCGGCGGCTCAGCTTCCTCCTATTGTTACAGGAGCGCTGGTTTATAAAGGCGCATGGGTGCCAAACACGAATCCCGTACTTGTTAGCGGAGTCGGCACAAAAGGCGATTACTATATCGCAACCGCAGATGCAACGATCACTCCCGTAGACGGTCACGCTAAGATCCTGGCTGGGGATATGATGGCCTACAATGGTGTGGGCTGGGACCTATTGCACGGTGCCACTAGCGAAGTGATTAGCGTAAATTCGCAGCTCCCAGTAAATGGCAACGTGGTGCTAAATGCCGCCAATGTTGGGGCCGTTGCTACATCCGAGCTGACGACCGCAGCGGTGGCTTCTGGCGTTCCGCAGCTTACTGACGCAGGCAAACTTTCAACCTCTCAGCTCATTGCCGCAACCACTTCCGAACTGGGGTCCATCAAGGTTGGTTCTGGTCTTGCCATTGATGGCAATGGAGTTGTGAGTGTTACGGGATCGGCTTACCAATTGCCAATCGCAACCGCGTTTGCCCTGGGTGGCATTAAAGCATCCGCATCAATTGACGTTGATGGTGTGACTGGTGCCGCAACCGTAGCAACTGCTGGAGTCTACTAAGTATGTCATTCCCGATCATCCCTAAACTCAATTCGGCCCCAGGGGCTGGCGCGCCCGCAACGCTTACTCTTGGGGAACTTGCCGCAAACCGCTCGACGGCCACGCTCTACATGGGCACTGATACGGGAGTTCAGGAGTTGGCATTTGCGGGAACATTGGGTGGGACTGCGGTCAGCAATTTCACGGCAGATGGCGGCACATCATTTTCGCCTATCAACGGATACACATCGACAAATATTAACGCCTATTTGGTAAGCGTTGGCGGAATTGAGCAGAGGCCAACAGTTGATTGGACAGTCTCTGATGCAAACGGTGGAACTGTTGTTTTTGCTTCTGCACCGCCCTCTGGTGTGACAATTATCGTGCGTGCGGTTGTTGCAGGCTCTGGCGGTGGCGGCGGTGGCGGCACTGACATTGGTGGCCGCGCATGGTCCGGCACTGCAACGTACACTGAGGGTGACTTGGTTGCCACATCGCAACGCGAGACGTGGATCTGCATTCAGGCAAACAATATTGGCAACGACCCAGCAACATCGCCAACATGGTGGGCGCCTCAACCCGCAGATGCGGTTTCATTGCAGCTCAGGCCGCTGGCAGCAACGGCGCCAACAGATGGGCAGGCAATTGTTTGGGATGACACCAATACGACATGGAGGCCTGGAACAGTCAGCGGCGGCGGCGGAAACGCCACGCAGTTACAAGGGCGCAGCATTGCAACAACAGCGCCAACGGCTGGGCAGGTTCTGGCGTGGAATGCGACAACATCTAAATGGGAACCTACTGGCGGTGGCGGAACTATTACTTTCGACACTGTTGGAACGCATTATTTTTCGGTGCCAGCAAACGCTCGCTGGGCAAGGGTGCAAGCAACGGCTGGCGATGGCACAAACGGCAGCAATGGCACGGGGACTAATGGTGAGTATGGGTCAACGGACGAAAACGGGTATGCTGTTCGAGGTGCAAACGGAACGGATGTTTCAGGCACCGCTGGGGCCGTTGGAAAATCAATAAAAATTGCATCAGCAACTATAGCGAGCGGCGGATCGGCTGGCGATACTGGAGGCACAGGATATGGCGGGGGAGGGGGTGGTGGCACTGGGGGGAATTCAGCCGGGGATAATGATCCAAACACTTGGGGCCGAGATGGAAATGGGCCACTTTCTGGAAAAGGGGGGACTTATATTGCGGGGGGGAACGCAGGCGGCGGAAATGCTACGGCTGGGGCTCCACCAAACACAGAAACACAATACCAAAGTGGCGGCTCTGGGTATCTTGGCGGCGGAGATGGGGGCAATGGAGTAGTAGGAGGAAATTACTGGATAACCGGCGGCGGCGGTGGCGGAGAAGATGGAAGCGGCGGCGGTGGGGGTGCTGGTGCTGGGGCTGGGGCTGGGCTTGGCACTCCAGGCAAAGGCGGAACTGGAAGCGCTGGCGGAATTGGAGGCGTTGGGCAAATCGTTGATGCGCCTTTCAACCTGACGCCCTATGCTGGAGGATCATTGATGATTGAAATCACGGCAGGCGCAGGCACCGCCTCTTGCACAATTACTTGGTAAACTATTTTTATGGCACTCAACAAACCCACGGGCGACATGCTCAACGCAGGCAGCGATGTTGCCGCACAAGATCTAGGCACCGCAGCAGCAGGCACCTCCTCTAGCTACGCTCGGGCAGATCACGTTCATAAAAAGCCGACAGCGGCAGATGTGGGCGCTGTCGCAACTTCGCAACTGGGAATTTCCAATGGAGTCGCCACGCTCGGCAGCACTGGCAAACTTTCGACCGATCAGGTAAACGCAATCAGCACGGCGGACGTTGTAGGGCTTAGTGCAGCACTAGCGACCAAAGTATCTACCTCACAACTCGGAGCGCTCAGCGGCGTTGCTACGCTCGATGCTGGTGGTAAACTTACATCCTCGCAGATCCCCGCACTAACGACATCGCAAATCGCACAAATCACTCCCGCAGGAATTGGCGCAGTCGGGACTGGAGATGTGATCGCGATTTCTAAAGGCGGCACCGGCAGCACTACGGCTCCGGCGGCTCGTACTGCTTTAGGTATTACCCCTGCTAATATCGGAGCAATTAGCACCGATCAGCAGGCTGGATTTGCTACGCTGACCGCTGGAACGCTTACAACAACGCAGGCACTTGCATTGACTGGCGATGTGACTTCTGCCGCAGGAACCCCGATTACAGTTGTCGGCAAAATCCAAGGCAAAGCAATCTCAAACGCAACGCCTATAACCGGGCAGACGCTTGTCTGGGATGGCGCTCAGTGGGCTCCGGCTACCAGCAACAATACTGGCGGAGGCGGTGGAGCCAATGGGCTCACATATTATTTCAATCAGGCGACCGCAGCAGATGCGCCTGTAACCAATATCCCTGGCACGCCGCATCAACTGGGGCGCAGTGGCGAAGTAGCGCAGACCACAATTACGACTGGCACTCTTCCTCGAAACACTTGGACGCAAATCGCAGGTTTTGTGACTGAAACTGCCCCGCAAGATCCGGCGACCATCCTTATCCCCGCAGGTTTGTGGGACACAAATTTCTGGTGTTTTGGAGACGCCGGAACTAGCATTCGCGCAGTGGCTTATATTTATAGCCTCGCTGGTGGCGGCACGCTCACTGCTCTCGGCTCGCCATCCAGTTCGCAGGTAATCAACGGCACTTCTGCTCAGTACTCGCTTTCGGTTTTGGTGCCGCAGACAGCGGTGTTGGCGACGGATCGTATTTACATCGCGCTCGAAGCCTACGCGACTGGTAATAATCACACCGTAACCGCGCAGTTTGGCGACAGTACGCCATCGCATATTCACACATCGCTACCGCTTGTTGGGGGGACGGGGTTGTGGAAGAATATCAGTGGTGCGTTGCAATCGCCAGCGACTCTTCTTTTTAATGCCGATGTGGACCCTGCCGCAGCAATTGCAGTCAGCAAAATCTCGGGGCTTGCTGCATCAGCAACAACGGATACAACTAACGCCAGCAACATCGTAACGGGCACGCTTGGCACGGATCAGTTAGCGAGTATCTCTGGCTTGCCTACTGGCGCACAGGGCAGCGCAACAGTGATCCCCTTGGTAACCGTAGATTCCAAAGGGAGAGTCACTGCACTGACGACATCTCAGCTTGCTAGTTATGTTTTGACGGCTGATCTAACAACGGCAGCAACGGCAAACAAAGTGCCCCAGCTTGATTCCGCTGGGAAACTTTCGACAGCCCAAGTCCCTGCGTTGACTGCTGCGCAGATCGCACAAATCACCCCGGCAGGAATCGGGGCAGTATCAACTAGCGATGTGATTGCGATCACCAAAGGGGGAACTGGCGCAATTAGCGCATCTGCTGCGCGTACATCTCTAGGAATTACCCCGGCAAATATCGGTGCAGTAAACACTGCGGATATTATTGCTATCTCCAACGGAGGAACGGGAGCAACCACTGCATCTGCCGCTCGTACTGCCCTCGGGATTACTCCTGCAAACATTGGAGCAATTTCCACAGATCAGCAATCGGGATTTGCAACTCTAACTGGCGGAACTCTAACGACATCTCAAGTTGCCGCATTTACGGGAGATGTCACCAGCACAGCGGGAAATCCCGCAACAACTGTTGGAAAAATTCAGGGGAGATCGGTATCTGCGACACTGCCAACAGCCGGCCAGGTGCTGACGTGGAACAATGGGACCTCGCAATGGGAGCCCACCGCTTCAGCGAGCGGCGGCGTAACAGCCACAGGAACAGGACTCACGGGAACCATTTCAAAGTTTGCTTCCGAGACATCGATTACCAGCGCAACTGCCGGAACTGATTATCAGGCTGCACTGACGACATCGCAGCCTTTGGCCGTGACCTCTGGGGGAACAGGACTTGGTGGGACTGGGGCCACTTTTGCTAATGGTCAGCTTTTGATCGGCAATGGCACTGGATTAACCAAAGCCACATTGACGGCCGGCAGCAATGTTACCATCACCAATGCTTCCGGGGCCATCACAATTGGCATGACGGCAACGCCAGGCACAGGAACAGTGACCACTAGCGGGTCGCCTGTGTCGGGAAACATGGCAAAGTTCAGTGCGCCCACCGTTGTGACAACAGCAACGGCAGGGGTGGATTATCAGGCTCCATTTACAACAGCTCAACCGTTGGCATTGACGTATGGCGGAACTGGCCAAATCACAAATGAACTTGCACGCAGCGCGCTTGGAGGCATCCAGAATGCCACTATTCGGCATGGAAGCGCATTATCCTTGCAGAACATTGGCACAATATCTGGCGGAACTTGGACAACCAGTTCTACTACTCTAACATTTGCAAGTTCTTCAGTCACGCTTGTGCCGGGAATGAGTATTCTTGCAGTTGGACTTACATCAGCCGTCATTAGAACGGTTGATAGTCCAACACAAGTTACAATGTCGATAGCGGCAACTTCTGGAGGAAGTGGAACAATTTCAATTTATAATTCAACAGTGTCCACCCTAGTTTCCTCATCCATTGTTGTAATGGACGGACGCACAATGGTTGTTGGCGATGTTGTGTTGCTCTCGGCTCAAACTGCAAATGCACAGAACGGACCTTGGGTGCTTAA